AAACAGAATGGAAGAAACTTAAAAAGAGATTTGGTAAAACATTTAAGAGGTACTTATGAGCAATATCAAATTAAGTTATAGAGAAAACATTGCTAAGGATATTATTAAGGCGATTAAAAGTATTAAGTCAGTTCGATATACATCTAGAGATATATTCGAAATTGACGAATTAAGTGAGGCACAGTTTCCAGCCGTGCTAGTTCAGACTGGTTCAGAAATAAAGACTGAATCTAGTATGGGTAATAAAATGGGAACAATCGAGTACGAACTGATTGGTTTTGTTAAAGGGAAGTATATAGATACCGCTCGTAACAAATTAGCAGATGTATTAGAAGAGAAGTTGTATGAAGATAGGACGCGTAATGCGTATGCTGTTGATACAATCGTAACGGAAGTCATTACCGATGATGGTGTGATATTCCCAATAGGTGCTATTCAAATGATGGTAACCGTTGAATATATTCACCAATCAGGTGATTTAACAAAATAATCTTAAAGGAGATTTATTATGGCAGTTATAAAAGGTAAAGACGGTACAGTGGCATTGACAGGTAGTACTGCTATCGCGAATGTTACTTCATGGTCAGTAACACAAGAAGCAGACGTATTAGAAACGTCGGCTATGGGTACAGGTGGTGATAAAACATTTGTTGGCTCGTTGAAATCATGGAGTGGTTCGGTTGAATGCTTCTTAGATACAACAGCACAACACACAGCATTACCAGTTGGTACAATAGTTGACTTAACACTTGATACAGATGGTTCTGGTTCAGTGTACTCTGGTGACGCAGTTATTACGTCAGCAAACGTTACAGTTGGTGCAGCCGACATCGTAACAGTTAGTTTTGATTACCAGGGCACAGGTGCTCTAGCAATCGCGTAACATAAAGGAGTTAGAATGAGTGTATTATTAAATGCGAAAAAGCATTTTAAGAGTGTTATGGGGGACGATTTAATTTCTATAGATGTTGCTGAATGGGATACTAAGGTTTATTTTAAACCATCAGCAACATTAAAACAAACAGAAGTTATAGTCGCCCTACATTCAGAGAATAAATTAGCAGAAGCAATGGCTAATGTTTTAATATTAAGGTGTCTTAATGAAGATGGATCTAGGATGTTTAAGGCAGTTGATATATATGACCTTATGAACTCAGTTGACCCATTGGTAATAACACGAGTGTCATCTGAAATATTAGATTATGAACCCACTGTGGAAGAAATAAAAAAAAAGTAGAAGAACCAGACCTTTACTTTAAGTTTCAATTGGCTGAGCATCTCAATATGACGCTCAATGACATTATGAATATGTCAACGACAGAATATCTAGGTTGGAGTAGTTACTTTGACCTTAAAAATGAACGGAGCAAAACATAATGCCAAACCAATACACAGCAAACATACAGATAAAGGCACAAGATAAAGCCTCTGCATCAATAGATAAATTATCTAGCAAGTTTGGACCTCTTAACAAAAAAGCCAAGACATTCGACAAGAATATGTCGAAAGCAGACGGTTCTATTAACAAGTCATCCAAATCAATGAGTAAGTTAGGTAAAATGATTGGGGTAGCCGCTGTAGCCGCCATTGCATTCAAAGGCATTAAGATGGTCGGCGACAAGATTGATGATATGGATAATTTGGCGAAATCAGCAAGAGCCGCTGGAGCCGCATCATCAAACGAAGGATTCAAGGGATTCCAAGTACTTAAACAAGCAATGAGTGAAGCGGGCATTGAAGCCGCCACATACGACAGAGCCTTACTTCAAACAACAAGCAGACTGAAAGCGGGTACTGAAGGTCAAAAATCATATAAGAAAATAACCGACAAACTTGGTAATTCTATTAGAACGTCAAACGGCGCATTAAAGACTGGTCCTGATTTGCTTATAGCAATGACCAATGCGTTAAATGATGGTACAATATCAACAGAAGACTTCGCTAAAGTAGTGGGTGGCCGTGCTGGTCCTTTGATTCAACAGCAGTTTGCATCAATCAATAAGACAGCAGGAGACTTACAAAAGACACTAGAAGATACAGCACAACACACAGACATCATTCCATTATCTCAAGTTAAAGCGGCAGAAATGTTTAATGATAATCTGTCCAGACTTAAGAACTCATTTAGTAAACTGGGATCTAAAGGTATTGGTCCATTGATGCCACTTCTTAACAAATTAATTGAAGGAATGTTAAAACATATGCCTCCAATTATAGAATCAGTATCAAAAGCATTTGCGGCAGTAGGAGAAGTACTTGGACCATTAGCGAAAGTAGTCTTACCATTAATATGGAAGGCATTATGGCCAATTAGAACAGCATTCAAAGTACTAGCATTCTATATTAAAAATATTATATTCCCAATATTCAAAGTACTGATAACGATAGTAACAAAAGTTGCAACCGTTATAAGTGGTTTCGTTGATGGAATTATAAAGGCATTTACAGCAATTAAAACCTTTGGTGGTAAGATAGCGAAGTTCTTTGGATTCGGAGATGGTGATGAAATCGAGGTAAACGGGAACAAGAATGTTAACCAGATATTAGAAGTTAAAGAGAAGATTAACAACGCTGATACTTCTTCAAGTTCAACTTCACAAAATAAGCCTGGTAAAAGAAATGAATTGCAATTGTCAGCACTGACAAGTACAAACTTAACAGTCAATGTAGCCAGATTAAATGTTGATGGTGCTGACCCAGTAGGAAGTCAACAAGCATTAGAACAATTGATTAAAGGTGTAGCATCTCAAACAGCAGTAGATATTATTATTCAAAATCAGAAATTCGGAGGATTATATGCCTAGTCAAAACTTACCATTGTCAACTCAATTATCTATAAGTACGACATACACACAAAGTGGCAGAACAAGAATTGTAGAGTTTGGCGACGGATACGTACAAAGAACTCCTCTTGGAATCAACAACAAGGTGCGTTCAATCGTAGTAGTACACGAAAATCTTAGTCCTACAGACGCGGCTACAGTATTAACAGTATACGACAGTGTACAGGCATCAGGTGACCCAATTGCTATTGCAACTAATGAATTATTAACAACTGCTGGATTATTCTATATTGAAGAAGTATCGGTCGATATGGTTGATAACAATAAAAGAACCATTAGTGCAAGTATGCGTGAGGTCTTTGATTTATAATGGCTAATCCAGAAACAGAAGTTCAGAAGTTTGTAACTGAACCTATAATTGATTTAATTGAATTTGATTTCACATCAATAGGTGGAACAGCACACGTATATATTGCGTCAAGTCTAAATGCGTCACAATCAAAATTTACTTGGCAGGTTAATCAATACGACCCCGTTGACTTCACAACATCTGGATTTAATGCAGACTTAACGGGTGGAATCTCTGAACCATCATTAACGGTGGCATCAGACACACTGTTCTCGTTAGCATCGTGGCCCAACACAGACTTAATATTATATCGTGGTGTCACTGTAAAGCGTAGAAGAGTATTTGAAACATCGACAGCCGCTGTACAACCACAGATATATTATATTAAAAAAGTTGATTCTTTTAGTGCAACTGAAATAACCTTTACATTAACACCTAGTCGTAGTTTTGAACGACTTAACAGAAAAAGTACTCGTAAATTGGATTTATAAATTATGGCTAATAAAAAAATAAGCAACACATGGGCTGGAATATTCTCTTTGAAAGAGGATGGGAAGTGGTCTATGAATATGGACCAATATAACAATACAGTAATAGCCCAAGCGAAACAGAAAAGTAGAATCGCTAATCATTCAGACATTCACGGACCACAAACTCAGTTCTCAACACATTCAGCCAGCAAGGACATTAGAACCACAAACAATAAACCTATTTCAGCAGATGGTATTGAAATGGGTTATCAAATTGAAAAAGGAATTATTCCAGTTGTATACGGTCACGTGGGTATGACAGGAACACAATTTGGTAAAGGGCAGACTGTCAGTAACATTGATGCTGATAAAGTAAGACAGACAATTAGAATACCATTGTCTGAGGGTCCGATTGTTGGTCTTTCTTATCAACCAGCAGGCACAGTTATTACAGACAGCAACATCCATATTACACCAGGATTAAATAATCCCGAGCATGCCAAAGCAACGATTATCAATCGTATACAAGTAGTAAGCCCAGTAGATGATAAAGCAAAGTTCCAAGATATTGACCTAGTAGTTACTAAAGGTGATGGTACTACTGCACCTCAACAGTCCTTTTCAATAACAAACATTGAGCCAATATTAACAAATCCCGATACGGGTGCATCTGACGTTCCTGTCGAAGAGGAGGCAGACCCTCTTAAATTAAATGATTTAGCAGATGTATCAGCAACAGTCAAAGGACCAGATTCCGTAATTCATTGGAACACAAACAGTGGTGCATGGGAATCAAAATCACTTAGTGACATGTTGCGTGGATTAGACATCACAACAACCGGTGGTACTGGTGGTACTGGAGGATCGGGTGGTACTGCAGGAGATGGTGGAGTAGGTGGTAGTGGCGGGGTAGGTTCATTCAGTGAATCAATATATTATACTCAATGGAATCCACCACCATCAGCAGTAAGAGTTGTTTATAGTGGAACAGGACAAATTGTAGACGAAAGTAATATAATTACAACTACAACACAGACTGACCCACCAATATTACCAGCAACTGTGACATCTGATGGAGCACCATTAAGAAATATAGACCAGACAACACCTGAATTCTCATGTAACATGTCGTTCGCGAATGTTGATGAAAAGGTAGAAGAAATATCAATCGTAATGAACTTCCCAGATGGGTTGTACAAAGAAATAACAAGTGAGGTTGAAACTAAAACAGCCCAAACGGCCAATCCTCACGCTGACGTACACCATGAAATTATACTCTGTGATTCAGTTAGAGAACCATTATTAAACCAAGGATCGAGTCTTGTTGATGCTAGAGGAGATGTAGACTCAACTGGTGGTGGTGATTTAGAATGTTTGAACGCTCATAGGTCAATAGAAATAGCCACAGTGGCTGCAACAGCATCAGAATCATACCAGAAAGCAACAACAATAACTAGAACAACTGGATATCTATGGGTCAATTATGTATTAACCACTGAATTGTGTGGCAGAGAGTTCGTACTTGATGAGGGGACATATCAAATCTCAGACACAAAACTTTCAGCATGGGAGCATACAGAAACGTTAGCACTCTCAAGTATGAACGCGGGTTCAGGTGCACGACTAACAGGTGATTTAAGAGGATCACACAAGATTGGTCCATTCTCCGATACAATCAACGCTGACTGCGAGTCAGCAACTGTTGAGAACTTTAATTGGAGTTCATATGTACTAGCAGATTACCTTGCAATGTATCCAGGTCAGATTATTAGTAGTGTGACCGGTGAATCAAAAATAAAGATATACACGTGGATTGAAAATAGACACTTTAGTTATGATACTGGACTAACCGACACAACAGTTAAAACAGATGATTATACCTTATCAACAAACTGTTATCTTAAAGAATTAAAAATTGAAAAGCCAATGAATGTGTTTGGAGACTATTATAGTCTTCGTGGAACAACTGTTAAGCCATTTCAATTACAGGGTCCAAATCACAACTGGCGTTGGGGTAGAAGATTAGGTAACGCGTCTGACGCCAACAACTTTAAGGCTGAGTTAACAGCAAAACCATACGACTTAGGAGACAATCGAATTCAAGCAGGCTTAGTAGGTAGTGCTTATGGAGCCTTCTCATATCCAGTACCACTCGCTATAATGGCGAACATTAATCCTGGAAGTAGTGGTGGTACTGGAACTGCTGGAACGACTGGAGATGCGGGCATTACCGGCACCCCAGGAACTACTGGAACAGTAACTGTACCAGTCGTCGATCCTATTCCAACAATAGCCTGTTCTAAAGGTAATTACGACAGTACATTAGTAACCACACAGGTATTAACATTTCTGACAATAAATCCATCACATACTAGTGCATCAGAAATACTTACATTAACAATCGATGTACCAGCAGGCTCAGGCACGTTAGATGTTGTTACAGTACCTGCTTCTGGAGTAACTGTAACAGGCACTGGCACAGCGACACTGGTGTTAGTTGGTAATATTACTAAATTACAGACCTGTCTTAATTCTGGAATTCAATATTCAATATTAGCAACGACATCAGGTACACAAGAACTTAATTTACATATTATAGGCACAGAGAATCCTTTAGGGTCCAGAGAAGTCTGTAAAATATTGGATATCCCAACCAGAGACTTAAACCTGTCGCGATTACATCATAGTGCTACACAGTACGATGACACATTTAGCAACACATTAGTTGATGCAAATATATCTTGGGCAGAATTAATATACCAACCATTACAAGACAAAGATGAACTCAAATTAGAAGAGGTGGCATTTATTATTGGTGGACGAGATAGTATGGAAGCACCATCAGAAAATAATATTTCTCTATCATCGTGGATCAATAGCGACTACGTTAGTGCAACCAAAACTTGGACTAATAACACTGCGTGGATATTCTGGGATTATTTAACGAATGTTACATATGGACTTGGGGAAGATATTCTTCTCACTGCCGAACAAAAAGAAAACTTGTATAGTGACATATATACAGCCGCTGTATGGTGCTCACATCAGCCAACTGGCTCAACATTACCGGTGTCAACATTCAATGGCGTCTTGTTTGGAGCAGAATCAAAGATTGATGCGTTACAGAAGATAGCAACATCTATGCACAGTAATTTCGTATTCGTTAATGGTAACCCTAGATTAATTTCTGACGCGTCAGCATTTTCTTGGACAGATGGAAGTTATGTCAATTATCCAGTAGCGAAAAAAGTAGTTAACCAAACAAATGCTGCCAATATGACTTATGTGGGTGGCTCAATGGAGAACATCTTTAACGTAATCAAAGTCAAATGGAACAATCCAGACAATTACCATAAGTTAGAAACTAAAACATATGAAAACGCTGCCAGTATAGCACTATACAATAGAAGAGAAATCACTATCGAATTACTTGGGTGTGCGAATGAGCAACAAGCATTATGGCATGGTGCTTGGTTCTTCGAAACAAACCAATCTAATACTGATATGGTATCGTACATAGCAGGGTGGGACCATTATGATCTGAGCCCAGGAGACTTAATTAGTTTATCTGATGAATATAGACCAGGGTCTACACTGAAAGGCGGAAGAGTGATATCAGACAATGGCGGTACAGTTACATTAGACAGAGAAGCACCTGTTGGACTAATCGCGATTATGGATACTTTCGGAGTAGTACAGCACGGCACAGTTTCAGGAGGAGCCCCAAACTTTACTAACTCAACGGCGACTATTGCAGGTACATTTGATGCTGGCGCTGTATGGAATTCATACACTGGTACTGACGAACCACTAGCAGCCAATTATAGAATTATATCTATTGAAGAATCATCAGATGGTATTTACGCCGTAACAGCGGGCATATTTGACTTCGATAAATATAATAGAGTCTGGGCAAACACAATATAAGGAATAGAAATGGCATTAACAATTAACACATCATACGCAAAATTCGGAGACGTATCATTTGGATATGGTACAACTGAACTCGCAACGAATTATACAACATCTGGTGATGTAACAGTAACCATTACTCATGCATCAGGGAACTTTGATACAACAGGACACATATCAACGCCCGTGAGTGGGAACGCCACATCTACCTTTAACAAAGACAACAAGACGTGGGCTGTAACAGGCACTGAAGCAGAAGTTGATGCTATATTGGCTGCATTGGTATTCTATCCAGCAGATAAGCCAGCGTCACGTACTTACAACGCATCTACCAATTCAACAGGTTGGCAACCAACAACAACCAAGATTAATATACCAACGGGTAATTATGGTTCAACTGAAAATCCCCCGGCTATTGGTGTAACTACATTTACTATTGTATTGGCAGATTCAACAGGTACATTGTCAACTGAATTAGTCACATTTACTCCAACTCCTGAACCAACATATGGTGTTCAAAGACCATTTTGGTCAACAGTACCAGCGGTTGAAGATTTCGCAAATGTGGTTGGTACAAGTACTATAGCAGGCGGATTAATTGACGCTGGCGTAATTTCACAACTTACTGACACAGAAAACCTTGAGATTACCTGTGAATTTAGAGATTACGGTACATCAACTCAACACACCAGCACTACCTATGGTGCGTTTATGACAACTAATCTTTATTCGGGCGCGACACAGCCCGGAACAACAAACTTAGCAGATAAAAGACTTAACTTCACAGGAACAATATCAGAGGTACAAGCATACCTCGACAATGTTAGATTCTATAGAAACGCTAGTGGCACACCAAATAAAACAGCATTTACAATGTATTTCACACTTTCCAATGGTGTAGTTGGTTCAACTTTCGCCAAAAACATCTGGTTTAGTGATGCGGTCATTGGTGTTGCGACAGTTCCAGCACAATCATTCGTAGAAGACCAATCAACAGTTACAGCGGCATTATGGTCTTTTGGTGATTTAGATATAACAAATGTTTCAGACGATGTAGATAGTTTTTCAGCAATAATTACATTAGATTCAACAGGTATTGGTGGAACAGATACAATTGCTTCGACTAATCTTGGTTCAAATACTACAAC